CCAAATCCCGGAAAGTACGTCGGGGGGGTTGAGCTGGGAACGGTAGCAAATCTACCATTCGTGGGCAATGGACACAAGAAATGAAATGAAAAATCATCTCCTGCAGACTTAAAGCAAAATGCCGTTGCTGTTCCGCTTTCAACCGAAGCGGGGCGGGTGTACTTGTAAGTAAAGTAAGATGAAGAAGTACGTGCTGGCTTGAATAAATTTTGCTCATAATAGGGCAATTCGAGCTCAAGCAAAGGATTTGTTGTGCTAGTAACAGTAGTTCCAAAAAGAGGACGTCCATCAGTTTGATCAGATACCAACACTGTATCTGGCAAAAAACCAACTGGATAAGCGACTGCCGAAGTGTAAGCACCTCTAATAAGCTTAAGTCGAATTGATCCTCGCCAAAAAGCGAAAAGTTGAGCCAAAGCTTCGATTCCAAAATAACTGACAGGTGTGGCACCAGTGACTTCCCAAAACGGCATCTGAACATTATTAGGCACATCACGATAAGCCTGATCCCTGTGCATAAGTTCTCTTAATGTGAGATACTTTTCACCTTGAACCAAACCTTCATGTGAATACCCACCCATAGTTTCATGAAACGGTTCAAAAGCAACTGAAAAATCCTCACGAGGATTCGCTTCAGGAATGAAATATTCATGTTGGATTGGAAAATTTTTGCGTTTCATCGGTGCAGGAGATGTTACACCACTTGTATAGTAAATATCCTGTAAGCAACCCCACTGGAAATCTGAATCTGCAGCTTTGTAAACGTTTAAGTAAATAGGATTACTGATCGTATCATCCGGTTGAGACCAAGATAAAACTGCGACTCTCAATTGCATACCAGCATCACCTGTTTGGCGCAACATAACTTCGTTGTACATATAAGGTAATTTCCAGCTAAAGCGAGTGCTACCTTGTACATCAACAATACGATGGTAACAATCTTGCCAGTTAACTGAATCTTCTGGACCCAAATAAAATACAAGACGTACTGAATGGCGTTTAGATGCAGCAATGTGAATCTGTACTTTAAATGAACCAGACCAAAACTTAAACAAACGGGTAATCCAATCGCAATAACAATTTCTGTCAGTTCCGAACGTGCAAACAGGCCCTGGAGTAGTTCCAGGTAACAAACCATAAGTTCCAATCAACATAGGAGTACCAGCAATGTAGTGAAGTTCATGCTCATCATGAGTGACACCTCCAACAACAGGCTGAGTACTAATACCATTTGATGGATCCATAGCAAACTTAGGAACTAAGCTCATACCTTTACCATAATTCATGTCAGCGAAAGGATTAATTTTACCCACGTCAGTCATAGCAAGAGTAGTTGGTTTATTAAGCCCACGTTGTTTTAAAAACTTAGACATGGGTGCTGCAACAGTACCAAATAAATCGGCATAAACACCAACTCCCGGAACTTTAGTAAGAAATCCAGCAATATCGCTCGCTTTTTCAAGTGTAGATGAGATAATACCTTGCTTAGATTTAGCTGCTGCCTCTTTAGGGACAGCGTGTTTCTTCTTATAAGGTACCATCTTGCTTCCAGACTGTTTACCAATTTGTTTACCTCCTTTAAATTCTCCCCAACCTCCTTCATCATCTGTACCGCAGTATAGATCTTCCGATTCAGGTTGGAATCGTTCAATGGCATCGTAAATACCTTCACGCTTACGTTTCGCCTGCAATCTCATTTCATCACAGATGTTATAAGGATTACCAACAGGTTGGAAAACTTCATTGTAAATTTGTTCCCAACGTGCATACTGTTCGGCTCGTTTAATACGTGCCGCTTCTTTTTCTTCCTCAGTAAGCTTGCGTGGTTGTTCACCTTTAACTCTTTTAAATAAAACTGCTGTTCCTTCTAAAGGTACAGGACGAGGCATAGAAAAATCTTCTTCGCCAGAATGAGGTTCAAAGACTTCTGATTCTGGTGAATAGGGCAACGCCATTTTAGGTTCGATAAATTGTGCAGTAATCCAGACATCAGCGGAAGTAACTTCCGAAGAAATGTTTGTTAACGGATTCAAAACTGAAAACACAACAAAACCCATATCTCCTGGTTTGTACGTTTCTTTATCTAACCAACGGGTTGGGTAAATAAATGGAATATCATACACACTTGTATCACTTGCGTCAGCTTGTAACAAAATATGCGGGTATCCTGAACCGAGACCAGTCTGAAAAACATTTCCAGTAGTCGTATAAGCATCGGGGAACCATTGCTTATAAGGTAAAAACTTAACTTGAAGAGTGCCATAAGCAAAATCATTACAAACAACACGAATGGAAAGTCTAATACCACTACGGAAATACTTAAAGTTTTTCAATTTATCCTTAAGGAACGGTTGATTAAATAAAGCTTCTGGAAACGATAAATTACCTAAATTATAGTCAGTAGCCATGGATGTAGTCCAAGTAAACTTTCCAACCGGGTATTCACGTAACAAGACTCGATCTAAATCAAACTCTTCAAGGTTAGGAGCAATGTATGCTCCTTGATGTACTTCACTATTGATGTTAGTTACATCAACAGGCGCAACATCATGCGCACCACCCAACTCAAATTTCTCCGTCATCGGAGGTTCGTTGGTTGCTCTCCCAGCCATCTGGGAGTTATCAGTTTCGACAGGTAAAGAAACTACACAAGTCTTGTCAGACCAAATATTAGCTTCAGGGCGAAATATTGTGGAGTGCCAGTATCTCTGCATATACAATCCAAATTGTCTTTTACGAATTTCGGGAATTGCATAAAAACCAGGCATACGTTCCTCCAAAATGGTCAACAGTTCATCGCGGTACTGAGTCCATTTCTCCTTCCCATGATGTGTCCACTCTAGCAAATACGAATCTATCGTTGAAGCTACAGTACCATCATGATCATCTGTTCTAAACCAGTATAACATTTCTAAAATTACTCTTTCATCCAGTGGGGCTAACATGAGGCCTTCATATTGGAAAAATTTCCTTCCTAAATATGTTACGGTTTCAATGGTATCTTCATGATCACCATCTTCCTTACTACAATGTGTGTAATCCATATCAAATCTTCGTTTGTAGTGAACGGCAAAATCTTTATATGTTATATTTGGTATTGGTAAACCAACTAAACCATCATCACCATAAACCCTCGCCATAACTTGTTCTAACGGCAACTTGAAATCAAGATAACACACAGTAAACAACATAACAAGTTGGCAGATAGAATTATATGGTGTTGTTAAATAATGACCGGAGACTGTACCATCTGCAATATAATAAACATTACAGTTATATATACGCATAGCATGCCACATGTGCTCCATCAATAAAGCTCGAATATCACCATACTCATCATTGTACCAAGCATTAATAAACTTAAGTACTACCTCTCCAACAAATTTAGGTACTTTACCATCATAATTAGAAAAATCTCCTGAAATTACAGATGGACATTTTGAAAACTGAATAGCAATTCTTTGCCATACAAATCCATGAACATCTATTCCACAAGATACAGGGGACTCATCACACCTTGATTGTAAATAACCAACAAATGTACCGAAATACTTACGACATAAAACATAATAATGCAATGGACCACAGGCAAATAACCTTGTTTTACCTTGCATCACTTTTTCGACTGGTCGTAACTCATCTTTGAGACTATCTTTCCAAATAACCTCAATCTGTTTCCCGGCTTGTAATTTTTCATCATCACGTTGAACATAATCGATAAAATCTTGTGAATAATTGTAACGACCGTTGAACGTAACATATGGATCTTTCCCTCTTTTATTATTAAGAGACCAAGGATATCCAGGAGAAGTAGATGCACAAACAGGCAAAATACCTAACTCAGAAATACCATTTATTGCCTCATCATATGTCATTAATCTTATCCACTTCTTATCAGGGATTGGATAATGATAAAACAATATGTCGTAAACAATATCAGGTATATCACTAGGAGGTGTAAATTCTTGGTGTAATTTCTTAATCGCTATTTGATAAGGATCAATGGTTTCATCATCTTTTTTAAACGGTCTAAGTTTTGCTGGTATAAACGTTGGTGGACCAAAACAACCATATAACTCAGTTTTCTTAATTTTGGAAAAACCAGCTGACACAGCTGCCTTAGTATGATCAACCTCATATAAAATCTCAAGTTGTTCTGCTTCGGATATGAATTCATCTATAAAACAATCAACATACTCTTTACAAATTTGACACGCGGAACCTAGCTGTCCAGTTTTACCAAGATGCATGCCTACCATAATAGGTCGACCTTGTGGTCCAGGCATAAACACAGGTGATCCTGAATCGCCTGGTTCTGATGGTTCATAATAACCAAGAGTGTGTTCAACAATAAAAGATATACCTCTAAGCACATAGCTAACATTAACACCCTCTACGTATTTAAGTATACGCATACGATTTCCAAATCTATCACCTCGAATAAGAGTTAACTCATATCCTAAAGGAATGTCTGGATAATCATAACCGTGTGGTAAATAATCGTAGAGAGATTTAGGCATCTCTAAGAATTTCATAGTAATAGTTGCTGTATCTTCTGTTGCATGCATTTTAATTGTAGTTTGATCTCCACGACCAACAATCGTACCAGTGAAATTTTTATCTGTAGGTATATCTAAATACCCAGCATAAGCATCGACCCGGATAGCATGCACTTTATCGCTAGAATGAATACATGTAAACGAATGTCTCGTAGTCATGACAACTCCATTTTTTAAATGGAATCCCACAGCTCCGAGACTACTCATTAAATTTCCATCAACATCATAAAATTTTATATTCAGTTGCAAAACACCTGAACGTAATCCTACCAATGCCTGATGATAATTATCATCTGACTCGACAGTAAACGTTTTAGGTTTAAATCGAGTGGAATTGACATCTTTCTTCTTGACAGCGCGGCGTCGAAGTTTCTTCTCATGACTCTCAGGATTGAATTGCTCAGCCTGGCCAAAAATAAATATGCTAATAGTAGTAACTGTTGCTAAGGCAACAACGGTGTAAAGGAAAATCTTATACCATTCCCGCTCATCATTAGTTAACTTATCAAACCAATCATACAAACCCATTCTGAGTTGTCGCATATACAGTCCAACACAATCGATAGTTGATTCTGGTTGGAATATATCTGGTATATCGCCATACATTTGATGTAATGTTTCAGCATTGTAACGCAAGTTCATACCAGATTGTTCATGCTGGCGTCGAATTCGGTGTAATAATACTGGAACATCCTCAAATCTAATGTTTGAATCTATCAAATGAGGGAAAGCGCGACAACGATCAATACGAAATAATTGATTACGCACATCATCAGGTTCATATGCAGTATCCTTGTGTAATACAAGATGCAAACGACGTTCTAATGCATGCCTATCAGTTAATCCAATTTGCCATTCAACATGTTGAATGCCTCTATTAGCAATATTAGTGCTCAAGAAAACATACTTACTATTAAAG